TGAGTTGCCATCTGTTGAAGATGCTAACCAGTACCACATTGATGGGTGCATAACAATTGCTTCAACTGCCTGGTAGCGGTTTGTTACAACCTTGCTAATGGCCTTTGAGATTGCTTGCAATCCGTTTACTGCAGTTGGTGTTGTTTCAGTCCAAGTTGTTGGGATACCGTTTGTAGTATCTGCACCAAGGTTAATGAAACCCTTGAGTGTTCCTGAAGTTCCATCGCCGTTACCTGTAACTGCGGTGTTAAGTGCAAGTGCGTAGTCCTTCATCAAGTCACCGAATACTAGACGATCAAGACCGCCTGCAAGTGGTGATTGTTCTACGAGCTGAATTGAAACATTCTCGTAGCCTGAGATTGTACGAACTGGCGCAGTAACAGTTGAAGTCACCATATCGCGAGTGTTAGTTGCTGAGTTATCAGATGTTTGGAACGCAACCTGTGTACCTGTTGTAACAGCCGGGATATTGATGCTGTCTGTACCTAATGGCAATGCCATTGTTGTCGCTAAATCTGCGGTCACTCTTGCAGCTCTTGCGAATTCGGCATATTCATTGATTAGGTAAATTGGAGGCACAAAATCGCCGCCGGCTGTGTCAGTGCGTGAAATGTCGCGTGTTTCAACTGCAACTTCGCTCTGGTGGCGGTTTAGGCGCTCCCAAGATGTTGCATCGTTACGCATTGTTGCGTTGATCATATCGCGAACGAATGAGTTACGACCATCTTTGTCGTATGTCATTGCTTCGCGTGTAACAGTTGTTCCACCTACGAATGGCTTTACGCCTGATTCTTTGCGTGATTCAGCAATTGCTGCTGAACGTGCTTCTACTGCTTCTGACTTTGCAATGCGCTCATCGAGTGCTGCAATTTCATCGTGCTTTGCGGATACAGAATCTAGGATTTCAGTTGTTACATCGCCTGCAAGCAGAGTATCTGCTTCGACTGCAACTGCATCCCGCTGCTCCTTGAGCTTTGATGTCAAAGACATTTATTTCTCTTTTCTTTTGGAGTGGGTTTGTGTAAAACCGCCGGGGCAGGATGCGCCGGGGGCAAATTTAATGTGCTACTTGCGCAGTTTGCGCTGAGCATTTTTTAGAATAAGCAACTTCTTGCGCAATTCTAAATCTTCATTTTCTTCTTCTGCACTACGCATACCAACAGTTGTTGAATCGTAAGCAGGAAGTGTGACTACTGAAACCTCATACAGATGCAAATCTGTAAGTGTGCGCAGTCCTTCTTCACGAATTTCGCCACCTGGCTCGACTGTGAAAGCAAATGACATCTTGTCCACGTCACCACGACGAAGGGCAGATGCTAATTCTTGAGCGCGTGGATTGTTTGGATCAAGTTGTGCATCCATACGCAGACCTGTTGAATCTTCGCTCAGTGCTAATGTGCCTGACTTAGTTGAAGCAAGTGGTAACTGCTCCATATCGTGATTGATAAGCAAGAACACTGGGTTATCGGTAGCAAGGGTGCGCTTAAAGGCTCCTGGGGCAATAACTTCGCGGAAATTCAAGCCTGTAGCCTCTGAATTAAAGGTTGCAGCGTATCCACCGATGCGCAATGTGCCATCTGTTGTATCCATAGTGCGTACTTCAGCAGTCATTGTAATGCGTTCTGCGGTTGCAAGTGCCTTACGCGCTTCAACTAATTCGTTATCTGCAGACTTCATTTCCATATAATCTCCTTCTTCAGCTACTTCTTCAGCCGATGGCATAGTTAAATCTGTTGGTACAACTTCCATTCCAAGTGAAGATGAGAGCTGCCAGCGCCACATTTGATGCTTGTCTAGGCGCTCTGCTAGGAAGTTTGCAATACCTTGTTCATTATATTCTGTTGCACAAACAAAAGCATCTGCAATTCCACCAATAACAATGTCATTTGCTGCTAATAAATCTGTTGCTAAATTTCGAGCATCTGTTGAAAGTTCACCATCTGAAAGTGTGCGCAGTTCCATAAACTGTGAAAGTTGAAATGGTGCTTGAATACCAATCTTGCGAATGTTCTCAGCAAGTGGATCAATACTGTGGTAAACATCTTCATATATTTCATTGAACAATGAGTGATATTCGGCAAAGTCAGTTCCAATAACATTCCAATGTGCGCCGTGAGCGCGTAGATAGAATGTAACGGTATCTGCGAGAAGCTCCGTGAGTTCTTCGCCTAGTTCGGGAGTTCCTTCAGTTAGTGCCATTGCATCCTCCTTGGATGTCATCAATGAAAGCGCCCTTGCGCTTGTTGAGATTTGATTTCTAATTTTTGTGGACCAAGAATATCCAGCATCTCCACCCCACGCTGCCCAAGAAACTCTGCCCGCACTTGGATAACCTTCTTCATCAGGAGAAAATCCAGCGCCTTTTTTATCTACTTCGTGACGAGCAAAGAATGAATACATCCGCAAAACAGTTTGAGCAGACATAGCATTTCCTGCAGCAATATCAGATGCTCTTTTTCTGCCAACATCTGTGAAACCACTTCCTGCTTTTCCATCTGCAATCCAAGCTAAAGCTCTTTTTGCTTCTTCTTGCATTGATTTATTTGGGCGATATGTTTCAGCCATTACTCAATAACCCCCATCAAAGGGATTGAAGTATCTGAATCATTACCTAAAGGCTGAGCATCTCCACCGGCGGTGACTGTTCCTGCAAGTGCCTGATTAAATTTATCTCCACCCTCGTAAGGCTCCAAGCCTTCGATTTGGCGTACCTCATTCGGAGTGCGAGCGCCCATCTGAACATTAAGAGTGTTCACTTTTGCACGAGTAAGGGCATCGGTGCGAAGCAATGATGATGTATCAAAGGCGATGTCGGTGCCATCGGGTAGAACTTTTGACAAACCAATTTCAACTCGGCGCAACCAAGGTGTGATTGTATGAGTCAAGAAGTTTAATGATGCCTGCTCAACATTTTGATAAGTCTGTGTGTCTCCACCTGAAGCAAGAATTAAGTGAGCAGGGATACGAAACACGCGAGCAATATCTCTAATAAGTTGCTCACGGGTTGCAATCATCTCATTATCAGCAGCCGATGTAGTGATTGGCTTCCATTTAAGTCCATCAGATAGAACTGCAGGACGGCGGTGGCGCTTGTGAGTTGCTTCCCAAGTGTTGCGAATAATTTGAGCCTGCTCATTAGTAAGTTTCTGATCAGTCTCAAGAATAGATGAAGGAGTAGCTCCTTCTGCATAGAACTGTCCTAAGTGACGGTCCATTGCCATTGCAAGACCAATAAGATTGCGAGATTGAATTAAAGGTGAGACACCAACAAGTGATTGTGGTGGTGTAAACCAACGCATATGAATCAAATCTTCGGCAGGAATTTCATTGCCAAGGTGCAAATACTTGCGACCTGTCTGATCACCTGTAGGTAATACCTGCATTTGATAAACGTGCAAAGGTACTAGGCCAATGATTTCACCCTTTTTATCACGGTCAAGGTGAACATAAGCATTGCCGTGCAGAGCCATTGAAGCCACAATCTGATGCACTAACTCATATTCGTTAGAGTCAATGTCAGGTTGCTTGATGATATATGGCAATTCAATTGCCTGGCGCTTGCCATCTACAATCTTGAAAGTGCGAAGTGGCATTGATGCCACCGAATCGGCAAGCAAAGAAATTGCACTGATAACCGCAGAGACACCAAAGGCGCTCCACTCATCAATGCGTTCACCTGCTGCAGATGTAATGTTGGTTTGCCCATAGAGCTGCGACAAAGGTGCAACGTAGTTGTTGTATTGAGGGTAGCGACCTGTTAGGCCACGTTTAATGATGCTCATTCAGCCGCCAAATAGGAGCCAGCAATAACTAACAAGCCAGCAACGATAAGGGAGATGCCCCAACTGAAAACAATTCCAACACCAACAGAGATTAAAGTTGCCCCTAACATCTCTGCAACGGTTGTGATTTTCTCACGCATTAGGTTCCTCCATATTCCAAGGGTCAAAGATTGCGGGTAGATACCCACCTTGAGATTGCCACCAAGCAGCTCTCTCTAAAGCCATTACTGCAGACACCGCCAAGTCAATACGGCGGGTTGAACCTCGCTTCTCTTTTGCTAAGCGAGAACCTCGTTGATCCACACGAAGGGTTGCATTGCCAACGTGCCTTGCCATTTTTACATCGCCATCGTGGGTGATGCTGCGGTTTACAACTGCTTCGTAGAAGCGAGTTGTCGCAGGTGTCAT